ACGGGCAATCAGGGCGAAGCTTTTTCCTCGCCCTCGGGCTTTTTTGACGCTTCATCGTCCTTCTTGCCAAAGTAGGTCTCTAACTTGCCAGAGAGGAAATTCGAGGCGGCCAGCACGGTAGCCATATCTTCCTTGAATAGATCCTTAAGAGGTAAGTCAAGAAGTATTGAAACTATACGTACTGCATCCTCTTGCTGCTCTGAAGAAGATGCGTCAACCTTACCAAAAAGCTTGGATATTTCAAAGCCCATTCCGGTTGTCACCTTCTCCACTTTGTATTCCTTCTCCCCAAGCTTGACCGCAAATGGCTCAAAGAGAGATTTCCTTTCTTCCACGGCCACTGCCGCTGCGTCAAAAACTTCCATTGTCTTGCTCTCCATTCATAAAGAATAGTAAATACTCCACCCTAAAGGATGGTTAAGCCGTCTGACCATAACCTATTGCGAATAGGTCGTTGGCCTCATAAGTCTCACCGGACGGCACAGACGAGACCGGATAACCACGGAAGATAACTTTAGCGACTTCCCTATCAGTCTCAGCGTCGTAGACCTGCTCGATGTCAGGTATAGGCGCTGCTACAAAGATGGTAAGCCACTTAGTTTCATCAGCCGAAGCTACACCATCTTCGATCTTTTTGATGACGAGCTCATCTGCGATAGAACGAGCGTTGGTTCCAACATTAGTTGCAACCATTAACTCATTACCGTCCACAGAAGCGCCCGGAATAATTGCAGCCAACTCAACGAGGCTACACTCAACAAGAACTGCTTCAACTTCGCAGCTCTTCCCAGTGTAAACCTCATCTTTGGGAGCTGTACCGGTACGCGCTGTGCGATGAGGAGCCACATCATCAGAAGTTCGGAACGTCACACGAGCATTTTCAGAGAGCGTAGTGTCTCCGAATTTAAGCTCGCATGGTCCGAGGTCTCCAAGTGGATATGACATTTTAATTCTCCTTTCCTAGGATTCCTTAATACGGACGAGGTAATTGGTACTGTATTCAAACCTACCACGCGCATCCCTACCCAAGGGTTGGGGTTTAGAGACTGCGTTGCAGACTTCAATATAGTATTGAGAGCCACTATCCACAAGAGGGAGAGTTACCCCCCTCAAACCTTGGAGGACTACATAGAGGTTAGTTGCCAAGGTCTCAGCATCGACCCAGGAGCCGTTGACGCCTGATCTGGACAATACCTGAACCATATGGCTTGTGCGCGTCGTAGAGTGCACCACGCTCGCTGAAGGCCTATCTATGACAACGGAGCAAGCCGCCTCAGCGTCCTCTGGCCTGTCTGTAGCAAAGAGGTCTGAGCCTATGGTCAAGCTGGCCTGTGTCGCAATATATGTAGTCAGTTCACGTATCATTTTACAGACAGATCCTTTTTGATGATAGCGGCTGCAACCTTTATATACTCCCTAAAATGAGAAGACACTTTAGACTCCAAGAACTTCTTCCCCGCAGTAGGCTCCCAAAATGGTGTTGACCGTGGCATAGGCCAAGAGTGCTGCATTCCCTGTCTGTGATGAACTTGGACGTAAGGAGGCCCCTTTGGCTCAGTTTCATGCCATTGAGCGGCATACTCCATATTGAACCCTACAGTACCGACAATCCTATACCGAGACTCGGTAGGGTCGGTATGCTGAGAGGCGGCAAACGCGTCATCGGTGGAAGCGTCAAAGTCCTTACCAGTAGCCTTACGGTCTGATTGCACAAAGACAGTGAGAGAGCCTCTGAGAGTGGCCTCATCAATAGGGGGCGTAGGCTCCTCATTGAGAGAATCATTGGCAAGCTCAAAGCAAGCCGCCGTGACGCCCTTAGCGACAGCCATAGGCACAACTTTCTTCTCCAGGAGCAGGAGACGCTTCTCGAAGTCGCTACTGTCAAATATAATACCTGTCATGCCAAATACACCTTTGTGACACTGTACGAAAAAGAGGTTGGTTTCTGTACAGATAGAATAGCTCTGTCAACGTCATTCACGGTAATGAGGTCATTGTAGCTGAAAGCCACATCGTCGGCAAACTCCACCATAGCCGTAGACACAACTTCATTGCCGAACCTATCCCTTACCATTCTGTCACCCTGTAAGAGTATTCCTACACGAGTCTCAGTAGTGGGAGAGTTTGGATCACCCCACTGATCTTGTCCACCAGTGCGTTTTATAGTAATGTCATAACCGTATGATCCTATCATGCCGCTAGACTCCTTACTGACTCCATGTGATATAGGTCCCTAGCGCGCAGGGCTTCAGAGAACCTGGGCAACATCACATGCCTGCAATTAGGATGGATAGGAGTCCGTCGTTCTAGCTTTGGAAAGTCTGGATTCCTACCGTCTACCGAAAACGTGCGCCCCTCATAGGGGGTGCATTTATCACAAGCTCCAACGTGTTTACTCATGGTGACCAAGTCGGCGCCCCATTCAACACCTTGGTTTATAGAACCCTCGGTGACGGCCTCTCGCGTCTGAGTCCTCGCCACCAGTTCAGCATAGTAAGTAGGAGAGAACTTCCTACCTCTGGCATACACTACATCGGCACCGTTGAGGTTGTTTAGGAAACCGAAGAGTATCTCATTAGACACCTGTTTTCTAGGAACACCCTCCATGATACCAGCGGCCACAGCCCTATTAATAAACCCCTCACTCAAGATAGTCTGTTGGGTGCTGCGTATGACCCTCTTCAGACTGGAAGCCCAGCTCTGATTGGCAGCCAACATAGTCACTGTGATATTGTCGGCCAAAACTTGAACAGCCTGCTTATGGAAAGGAGACAAGACCACCTTACGAGTTGGAAAGCCCTCGAAGAAGAGGCTCGTAGCCGCCAAGCCCATACCATAGCGATACATACCGGTAGTCGTCTTGCTTGCCCATTTACGAGTCTTGGAGTTCAAGAAGGCCACCTCAGCGTCAATCTGGGCCAAGAGGCTCTCAGCCTTGAATCGCGCAGGACTCGACAGATCGGCTAAGCGTAGACGTTCCACTAGCGCTTCCCTTCGAGTCGAGTAGATAGACACCAACTCAGAGATGAAAGGCATGGAGTACTGCTCAATCTGTAGTTCCTCGTGAGTCATCTATTTATCACTGCGCCCTCTCAAAGCATTGAGACGCTCATCGATACGCTGTATCCAACCTGTATGGCTTCTACAACGCTCCTCTATGGCGGCAAGGTTCTCACTGTTGTCTTCAACTTTCCTCGACAGCCCATTAGTGACTATCTTGCTCAATGTATTTATCTTCTGCCAAGTTATCCCAGCAAAGAAAGCAAAAGACACAACCTGCACACCAATTATAATTGCTACTTGAATACCTTCCATGAGTCTACCTCTCTTCATCCCTGGTGATGTTTGGAATCTGTAATGCCCTAATGTCGGAGTAGCTTTCAAGTAATTGTTTTGCCATCGGGCATATAGGGAAAGTGGGCTTGTAATTATACTTCTCCTTGACTATACCCGCCTCAATGACTCCCTGTGCCTGGAGACCACCACGCCTGTCGAAGTCTTCCATGTGGATTATGACAAACAGGGCCTGTTCATACTGAGCCTGCTTCATGGCGTCCACGGTGGTGTCTGGTAGAGTAAAAAGACCAGAGTTGTTCAACTGGTTATAAGCAGTCTCAAGAGCGCCGTCTTTATCGGCCCCCGAAGCCCAAAAGTCAGATGCTCCGTACCTGCTAGCAAAGTAAGCGTCGGCTTCAGCTTCTGTAACCCAACCATAAGTAGTAGCCATCTTAGTTTCTCCTACACACTATATACCAGAATGGTCCCTTACTCTCTATCACGTGAGGGATGCCAGTAAACAGATCCTCCAGCATCTCCTCAGTGTAGACTCGAAGGTGGCCGGGATCGTTTACATGCTTGTTGGGGGTAGTCACAACCATCGCCTTACGTGTCAAAGACCAGACACCTAGAATAAACTTACGATCCCACTCTACATGCTCAATAACCTCAGAGCATACTACACCATCATAGAACACCCCAACAAGGTCTTGTATGGAGTACACGCAGAGGAAATCCATCCCAGTGAAGTTCTCACGCGCCTGCTCAATAGCGTCAGTAGAGAAATCAATACCCGTCCATTCACCGTCCTTCATACGTCTCATGTAGTCCGTAGAGTGCCCTAGACCACAACCGACATCGGCAAAAGTCTGGCCTTCTAAAAAGGAGACGCAACTTCTAAACCTCGCCTGGTGCTTGGGAGAAGCCAAGTTTCTCCAAACCTCTTTCCTGGCCCAATGCTTAGAAATGTAAGATGAGGCGTCCATTAAAACTCCCTACCCTTCGGACCATAATATTTCTTATAGTACTCAGCAAAGAATGCATTACGCTGAGACTTCAAAGCAGTATTTTTGAACATGGCTGTCTTATCACTCGCACAAGGTAAATTCCTGTAATTTTTTGTAGGAACAACATGTTTGGGTGAATAGGTGTGAACCTTCATCTGATGCCAAAGATCGTCGCAATTGGGAAGCATACCACGAGTGTCAAAACCAAAGAGACTACGAGAAGCAAGATAGACAACACCAGTGAAACCTACACGAGTGATCTTTTCAACACCAGCCGAATTATAATATGGACAGTCTTTATAATAGTCCTCTCCTTTGAATACACGGCCTATAATACCTACAAAACCCCCTACCTTATCCCAACCACTAACGAGATCTTGTGCGAAGCCCTCGCTAGGGACCACGTCATCATCAGCACAAATGATGAGGTCACCGTCTGTCAGGAGAGCCACTCCATAGTCGGCGCGAGTTTTGAAATCCCAAGGCATCCGCCAATAGAGGAAACGATGATCCCCGTCAAAATCAGTCACAGGTATAACAGACTCCACTGAAGACATTGCAAGCCATGCCTGACCACCATTATCAAGAAGCAATACCTCATCAACAGGTTGATCCAACCAACCTCTGACTACTTCAGACAGTGTAGACGCCCTACTTGGGTGGTAGGTGGTAATCAACACTGAAACTGTTTTACCATTTATCATTATCCTACAACCTCCAAATCGGGCGCTTTATCAATCTCATCTATTAACTCAGAATAAGTACTTTTAACATTTTCTACGTGACGTGAATCAAAACGCTCGATCCAAGACCTCCGCCTCCGATATGGAGGTAAGAGATTGAGGTCCCTCCCTGTAAACTTTTCAATCTCCTTTATGTGATCCCACATCGTCTCATAGCGAATACGCAACGTAGGTATCGTAGGTCGCTTCCAAGAATTGAAGATTGCCATTAACCCCGCACGGTCGGAGGACATCAAGTCCGACACGTCAGCGCATCTAGGAATACCAAGAATCCTTCGACTCACTTCATCCCCTCGACCCCTCACTAGAGACAAGACTGCCAAGACTATATCCCCAAAAATGAAAACAGCACGGTCATAGCCTGAGACGAGATCGTCAGAAAAAGGTTCATGTGTTTTCAATACACCGTTCGTCTCCGTCAGACGAGTTCGTATTCGCGGCCATACTTTGTTGCATGGCAACCCCGCCAACGCACGCGCCATTACAGTCGTCCCACAACGTGGGATTCCAGCAAGGATAATTTTGTCATTACTCACTATCATCAGCAAACTACCGATTCCCGAATTAAAGTAGTAGATACATCAGTAGTACAAGGTATCCTGACAACCTTAATACCCTTCTCTTCAGCATACGCGAGCGCTGCAATATGACGAGGGGCCATAGGGCAATTCTCTTCCAAGGCGTAGACGTGTATACCCCACAGCTGCATCAACTTCACATAATCCTGATTGTGAATAGTAACTACAGAATCCACACAAGACAGGCTCGACAGCATCTCAATACGATGAAAAAGAGGAATCACAGGCACACGACCCTTTGTCTTCATAGCAACAGCGTCACTCTGGACACCAACAACTAGTAAATCACCAGCTCTCTTAGACGCCTCAAGCGCTCTAACGTGACCTACGTGAAGGAGATCCCATACACCGGTCTTTAGGACTTTCACACGCATATCAGTTCTCCAGTTTTTTTATGGATGTCCACATCGTAACCACCGAGGCCATGTATCCTCCGATAGTCAGGATAATGATGAAGCTTAGGATACTCACCACGCTTCTTCGGTGTCATAAAATCAGGACCATAAGCAGCCCTAAGATATTCTTCTACCGGAGAGGGAACTTGGAATACACGGTCAAAGAGGGTAATATCTTCAGTGTTCTCCATCAGACGCGCAGGGAGAACATTACTCCTATTCGTCAACGCTGTAGGAGTCCACCGCTCATCCCCGTTCTTGAACCATGAGGGAATATCGGCATGAACATTACCCCTATAAGCTTTACACGTCCCCACAACGTCAAAGGGCATACTTATCTCTCGCAATTCAAAGCCACGTTTACGCAGCTCCTCGGCAGCCCTTGGCCATACTTCCACCCAATCCTCATTAAGACATCCCAAGTCAATATCAGGGTCCCAAGGGATAAACCCTTGATGTCTGTAAGCTCCGAGGCAGGTTCCGAAGGCAAGAGTATAAGGAAGACCCGCAGCCCTAAGAGCGTCATCAACATCAAACAGACATGCTTTGGCTTCTTCAGTATTCATTCCTGCCATGGTTGTACTCCAAACGGTCTCAAGAGTTCTAGTATTTCTGACATATCCCCAGTTATAATCCCACCCTTCTTCTTCACGAACCTGATTGTCTCATCCTTGTCATGGTTTTCAATCCCAGAGAAGTCCCCGGAGAGTAACTCATCCCTCTCCCTTAAAGTCAACCTCAGGGCCTGAACGCCATTCTTCAAGTGGTTAGTATTCTGCCCATGCCTGACATTACAAATACGCTTTGGATTTAGCTCCAAGGCGCGAGACAACCTTCCGCCTAAACGAGAGTGTGCCACACAATTAATAGAGCGGAAGACATTCCAATCCTTGTAGACAGCCCTCGGAAATACTTGTGTTGTGCTGACTGGAGCTCCACGATAATGCCAAGCCAAGTAGTTATTGACCTTTTCCAAGGTATAACATACACGCCAAACCATATATTCAACTTGGTTGCTAAGGACGGCCTTCTCTCTTACCTCGGCCATACACTCCTCGTGCATCAAATCATCTGAATCCAACCGAGTAATAGTCACGTAGTCAGCATCAATACTCTGAAGGAGGGCACGACCTTCATCATAGACCGGATAAATAGGTATCTTACTATCCTCCCATAACCACTTAGATGTCCTCGCCTTATAGCGCTGACCATGAACCAACATGATAATGAAATCAGTCGTCGTCTGGCGCTCCAAACTCCTAAGCGTAGTTTGCTTGAACATCTCCATCCGCTCCTCAAACCACTCAAATGGCGGTGTGAAGCTCTTCCTATCCTTATCACTAAATACCTTGACTATCATTTGGACTTTTTTACTCATGGTTTCTGCCATGCCGCCGCATGTTTCCCTTTAGTGAAATCAACACGTTTCCAGCCTGCGTCGTCGAGCAGACCAGCTGCTACCCCAAGAGTCCTAGTATATTTAACATTGTAAGAAACATCATCAAGAACCAGCCAACCCCCAGAGCGTAAGAGATTCATAGCCTGCCGGGTACACTCGATACGAGCGGGTCGTGGGCCATCCACGAGAACAAGGTCATAATGCCCGACATGCGAATTGTCTATATCCGTATAATTACCTACAAGGGCAACACAAGCCTCACGGAAAGGGAGAAGAGCGTCACTCACCAACGCAAACCGCTTCTTATCCTGTTCCAAGGAGAACACCCTCTTCGCCATCTTCGCAAACCATACCGTCGAGCCACCGGAGCCAAACTCAAATACACACGACTTCGGCCCGAGGATTCCAGCCATCCACTCTAACAAGTCGTCAGCGAGCCATGGCTTACTCAAGGATGTGTCGTCCTTCACACTCATTACAAGCTGTCCTTTATAATCCGAATGACATACTTTGCCTGCGCTGGAGGGGAAAGATAACGATCATAATACGCTTGACCCCCCTTAGCCCTACGCAGCCTCTCTCTGTCGTTATTCAACCAATAGTCAACCTTTTCCTCAAAGTCGGAGAGATCACGTTCACACTCACCCCAACAGTCTACAGGATTACCAGGTAGAATGAAATCAGGCTTAATAGTGAGGAGGAAAGCTCCTATACCCATAATCTCAGTATGACGCCATGTCCAGTCACCCCCTACCCCGGGAAGAGCCAGACAGACCTTGGAACTGGCTTGTTTGTGCATGTGATCCATAAATCGGAGCTTATTACCCCTTACGCTCTCGGGCACCTCTGGTCTATTGCGAAAGTGCGCCACAACACAAAAGGATTTCCATCTACTGTTGGCGAGAATAATCTCAGCAGCCTTAACACGCATATCAAAAGCAGTAGCTCGACAGGCATGTATAATATCATAAGCCTTATCATCCCTCCAGTTCAAACGCCTCAATCTGGCGGTATGGAGAGGATAACTGGAACTGCAAACAATCTGCCCTATAGGGAAGAAGCGTTCCCTCAGAGGGAGATCGGCGCGAGTCTGTATCTTGAAGTAAAAATCCCCTTGCTCCATCAGCCTCTCGTAGTGGTCTTTTTCAAAGTCGGCAACATCATACCAGACTCGATGCTTATTACCATCAATAGTAATGTAAAGAGGTATAATCCCACTAGCCTTCTTATCGTCATGCAGTTTCTTGAGGGCGTCGTTGGTTGAAACAGGAATACCCAGCGTCTCGAAACCCACCTTTAGGTACGAAAACCAAGAGGAGAATCCGGCCATAATCGGAGGCCACTCAACACAGACAGAAGATGTGTCTACTACATTCCCCATATCAAACCACCCTCTTTACGAGCTTTCATAATTTTCATATCTCGCTCTTTGTGAATTCTAGCCTCTCGGTGTGTCTCATCCATCTCCTCTTTACAGAAACACGGATGATAGTGCTCAACAACCACTTCACGGGATGTAGCAAACTTTCCAAGCTTTACAGCCAGCCAGTGAATCTCTTGGGCGGCAAAATGGTCATACTCAGGATTGAACAACTGCCGGTCGGGATAGCGGTCGAGAAATTTCTTGCCTACAATCGCCATACCTGTAGGATGGTGCGACTTATCCTGTCTCAACCCAAGGACACCATCAGTATCAGGAAAGGAACGCTCGAAGTCGTCATAGGCGCTCTCTATCATACCCTCACGGAAGGTAACATCATCTGTGCCATAGAGGATGTTACTATGAGTGTCTTTGATACCTCGATTCCTCGCATCTACAGACCCCACACGTGAAGGAAGCTCCATAATAGCTAAATTGGACCTATTGAGTATCCAATCTGGAGGACCACCCGAAAGACATTCTCCATCCAAGACAATGAAAACCTCAAGCCAAGGATAAACAGGGACACTCTCAACCATCCTTTTAAGTTTTTCAGGCCTATTGCGAGTAGCCACCAAGAGTGTAAGTGGAGCTGGCATTATTCAATCCCCTTCTTGAGATACCGTGACGCCTGATGGTGTAGAATGACTGGATCACGGACATCCGACATCGAATCAAAGATGGTACAATACTGCGCGGGTAAATCAATAATACGAGCTGATGAATAGCGTACACGTTTCAGTACCCTTGAAAGCGCTCGCTGATCCCACTCGCTGGGGTTGGCCTTACATTCATCCTCCCACGCCTTGAGCACATTATTCACAACAGGACAAGGGCGCATGAAGATAGTGCCACTGAGGAGCTCCCTACGAGTACCATCACGTTGGCGATAGTGGATACCGATGTCGGCCTGGTGGAAGTCGCATAAAAGCGTAGGATATTTCAGAAATTCCGCATCGGCATCCACCATCAACAACGTACGGTCGGGAAACCTCTCTATCATCTCTCGGAGGAAAGTTGGTTTGTGTTGGACATTAGAGATCCACGAACCTCTAGACGGAATCCCTTGGATATAGTAATCTAAGCTAAACTTACCAACAGACTTCAGAAGGCGCTTAGCCTCCTCTTCATAGCCTGTACCAACGGTGTAATAACTCACAACGATTGGCTTGTCCTGCTTGGGGATGTCGGCCACATCACCAAAGCTGAAGCACGTCAGGGCGGAGTCTGGGTTTAGATTAACCACACGCCGACGCTCCTCCAGCATGGGAGCTATACGCTCAAAGTTTGGTACAAAAAGTTGCTTGTAACGGGACTCAGGTTGAACCATGGGGTGAGGAGTGCTATTCCACCAAGCTTGTGCGCCAGAGCCTAAGCCCTTCATATCATAGCCAAGGAGGTATATAGGATCAGCCCCCAGGCAGTAGGCTAGATTGAGAGCGCCGTAACCTGAATTACAGCCACCACCCAGACCTTCACGCATGGACTCAGTGAACTTATCGCCGCCAGCGGATACAAGGGTAAAAGCGTCACTTGGTATGTTAGGGCCGGTTTCGAGCCATACCTTGTAGCCTTTATAACCCCTCCAACGGGTGTCAAACTCCTCCCCGTACTTCTTTTCCCTGACCCACCTAGCAAAACGGGTATCCATCGAGAAGTTGATGGTGGGGTAGAAAGCCTCTGGTGTTCTATTTACCCCAATAGTCAATTCACCTTCAAGACGAGTCCAATCGAAGTTTTGTAGAGAGGGGCCGCCACCAATAAGGAAACATCGCTGGCCTTCCCAAGCCCTGTCTGGTATTTCTTTATAGAATGGACGTGAGGCTACAACAGGGTGATTGGAGTCCGCATGTTCCACAAGGCCGCGTCCGGCTCTCATTACCCTTCGAGCTTCTCTTGAAGTTACTACCGCCATCACTACCTCCAAAAAGTGGGGAGGGGGGTATCAATCCCCTCCCCTATTGAGAAGTATCTACGAAGTTGCACACCGTTGGAACTGTTCAGTGTCTCCGATAGTTCCACCATAGCGCCCCCAGCCGACCGAGATGTCGGAGTAGGTTTGCGGATCGAACTTGTCGAAGATGGTCAGTAACATACGGTCTGCAAAGATCGCTTTGATCTTGGGAACACATACGTAGTAAGTGGTAGAGCTGGTTAACCCCAAAGTGAAGTGAGGCGTAACCGGATAAACCAATCCGCGCTGCGTACCGGAGATGCCCGAATTGAGCAATCCCATAGCCCTGAGTATGCGCGCCTTGAGCTGTATTGGAGCCAAAAGGACGAAGGGTGTCGATGGGGATACATCGAAGCCCTTATCCTTCAGGTCGGTAAGAATTTCCAGACAAGCCGCGTTGATAGTGTTGATGTCACGAATGGCATTGTAGTTCTCATTCGTGTTGGCCACGTTGGCCGGGGTAACCGCCTGCCACGCCAAGTTCTGACCAACGCCGATAGCGTCGATAAGAGCATAAGCGTACTCTGCGCGAGACGAATACCATTTGTTGCGGAAAGCGATAGCGTTGTTCTCAAGGGTCCAGTACTCTTTATCATCAAAGAGTGTTCTGTCCCACCCGAGACCAGCGCCGTAGCGGTTGAAGCTCACTGTCGTTTTAGCTCCTCCAAACTTGTAGATTTTGGCGGCTTCACCAATAGGAACTTCAGCGAAGGTAAGACCGTCTTCGACATCAAGAATCTCGAAGCCGTTACGATTGGACGACGTGAAGTCGGCCATATCGAAAACCTGCTCGAAAGCGTTGTCGTAGAAGGTCGTAGTTTGGAATTTCTTCAATACTTCAAGTACTGAAGTCGGAAAGTCATCGGACGTTGCGAAATGCTGCATTAGAGCCTTACCTGCTTTGTCGTAGGCGGGGTTGGCAGCATTCATAAAGTGTTGTAATGCGCCGAAAATCTGTTTGCGGTCATCAGAACTATTGATGTCCACTTTAGACCAATCGGCTACAATTTTACCTTTCATGGTTTTCTCTCCTTTCAAGAGAAGGTATTTAAGCCGATCAGGCCACGATGCTCAGCGTACCGTCGAGTTGGATTTCAACCGACGTAGCCGAACTAGCTGGCGCTTCTGTAACGACGCCACACAACTTATTGGAGCTGGAAGTTTCAGTCACCCGCTCCTCGGTGGCGTCGAAGTAGACCTTTTCGCCTTCAGTGTAACCGGCGGAAATAGCCTCACAAGGGACAAGGATCTTAGGCGCCTTGAAAATAACGGCGCCATCGTCACCACTATCCACATCTTTCACCCAGACACCAACGGTATCGTTGAAGACGGCCATCTGGCCAGATGTTACATCGGCGGACGCCGTAATTGTCATCTGGTTACACCGAGCAATATTACAGCGGAGCTTCAGTCCTGTTAGAGCCATTGTACTTTGCCTTTCTCCCAATCTTTCCTCTATTGAGGAATCTGAGGGTTGTTTTTAGGATCGGTGAGATCGTCGCTCGTAGAGCCGTCGCTGGCGGGAGAATCACTGACACTTTTCTTAGTACCCCTATCATCTCCACCCACTCCAAACATCTTAGCAACCTCACCATAGTCTTTCAGCTGAGCGTCGAGGAACTTCCCAACATCAAGTTCCAAAGCGTCCTCGGACTCAGCTTCGGTTTCGAGCTGACTCATGTTTCTCTCTATGAACCTCTTCTGACGGTCGTCGAACTTCCGAGACTCCATCTCACCCTTGACTATAGAATCAGCCTTGGACTTGATGTTGGCGGCCTTCATCTTGGCGAGCTCGTCATTAAGGCCCTTCTCGACCTTCATACGATCCTCACGCTCCTCGCCGAGACTCTTCTCGACGCGTCGGGCGTGTTCGTACTCCGTCTGCTTTTCAGCCTTAACGTGTGCAACGATGTTCGAGTCAGCCTTTAAGGCGTCAACGGTGAAAACATCAGACGGTGAGTGACCTCCATCTTTGATAGCCTCTTGGATCTCTTTGATGGTCATGTTCTTTTCTCCCTCATGTTGGGTAAGTTGGCTCTGGAATGCCTGAATGGCTCCCAGTAATGTTGCCCCGGGGAATGCAGGTGTCACCTCGTCCGCGTCACCTAACGCTATCCCGGTTATATCCTGAACTCCCTCGACGAAGGCATGGCCTTGAGCGTCTTGGGAATAAAGTACTTCAGCCTCTATGGACGCCACGTCGAGCTTGGCGGCCTTGTATTCAGGGTAGATGTACACTGTAGCAAGAGAGTGTAACTTATCCCCTATCTCTTTGGTTACCGAAGAAACCACCTCTCCCACCCTCGCTCGGCCCGCGTGCTCATTGGTGCCTTTAGCGTGATTGAGAAAAACCGCGAGGCCTTGGCTAATACTTGCCGACACTTTCTCAATAGCGGAACGGAAGTATTGGAGTGGGGTGCTCAAGGCGCTGCCGAGGATGGTGGGAGAGGCTTGCCCTTCGTGACCTACAGAGAAAACTTTGAATAAAGGTTTACTGTCAAATATCCTAATACGACTTATAACGTCGTCGGGCACCATACTGAGAACCTCAGAATCGGCCATTGATTGAAGCGTGGCTGTAAGGGTGGTTTTCATTGCTCATCATCCTTGGAAGTGGACTCAGTGTCTTCTTGGGCCTTGATTTCAGCCAAGAGGGCAGTGGCCCTGTCTTTCTCAAGGGCGTGTACTGCCTTGGCCTCTTCGTCGGCATCAATCTCAGGCACCTTGGAGAGGAGAGTCTCAAGGGTTATAGCGCCACGTTCGTAGAGGGGCAGCCAAATAGACTCAATCTCTTTGATGCGGGCGCTGGAGGTCTGAGGGATCTCGACGCCTATGACGCCTTCGCGCATACCCCCGAGGCCCGGAAACTCCTTATTTGCCATGGCTATGACTTTGTTGAACACTTTATCCCATACACCTCGCCACGTCTTACGGATCCCAGCGGTGCCTGAGGAGACCAGCTCAAGGAGGTTGTCGGCAGTGGCGCGGTTGGAGAGGAGATCTGGCATACCGAGGAAATGGACGGGCACCGAGGTGTCGCCTGAGATCATCTTGGCTAGTGTTGTTATTTCCTGTCGGATAGTCTCTATCTTCGTGAAGTCTATACCCTCGATCTTGAAATTGGCTGTAGTGACAAGGATGTCCCCTATCTTCCATTTGTGGTCCTCAAGCTGCTCAAAGACCTCATCTACCTCAGCAGAGTTCTCACACTTGAACACCGGAGTAGGCAACCCTATGATATGGTTTATCTGTCTCCAGTCCCAAAGGGCTTTTGAGAGGGCCTCCACCTTCCAAAGGACTTTGGATACTGGAGGTGTAGGTTTATTGACGTTGTAGACACGACCACCGAAGATCGCGTAAACAAATTCGTCGGGTGTGAGGTTTACCTCTTTGCCCGTCTTGCTCACCATATACTTGGCCGAGAGATGCTCCATATAGTCGTCGTCCGACACCTTGATAGTGTAAGCATGTTGAGACCACGGGACAGCCCTAATCTCTATTTGCTTGGCTTCCTTGTTGGGGAACAGGCGGAGGAGGGTTTTACCCTCTATCTCAGCCTCCTCGGCATATTCAAGGGGAACACCCTCATGGAGACCATTATGTATAATGAATTCCTTTATATACTTCAGTTCCCTGTCTGTGCCCTTTACCCGAGCTACCGGACGGATACCTTGGCCTATGGCAAAGGAGGCGCGGACGGCTACTATGGTTTGAATGAGCTCACAACCCCAACGAGCGGCGCCCTCAAACTTCTTGGAAAGGGCCGACACTTTAGAGTTGTATTCTGTATAGGGGTTGCCTGTGTAGCCCGAAGATGAAGTTTCCCGATCAAGGAGGCCTAAGTCGGGATTGGTAAATTGAGTCTTCATCAACCTTATGGGAGGTTTAGTGGATGTAAAAAGTGTGGATAAGAGACTCATGCTGTTTTCTCCCAAGGCATTACATTGAGACCTGTTCTCAACCCCCCACCACATTGGGTAAGGTAAGTAATTGCCCAGACGAGAGCATCTACGCGGTCGGGGGAGTCTTCACCAGGTTCCCATGTCACCATCTGACTCTCCAAGTCCTCCATAACGCCCACATGGTGAACTCTACCCTGCTCGTAAAGGGAAGAGACGGGTTCCGCCCGGGTGGCTTTACCTTTCGACGCGTGGATTAGTTTTATAGGGATGTTTGGCGTCTCTACATCGTCGCCATCTTGGACCTTCTGCGTCAGGCGGATGGTGGACTCCACCATTTCTCCGCCATTGTTTGATTCAGCAACTATGATATTGGCTTGGTTGCCCCTGTAAGCGTTGATTACTGAAGAGGCCCAATCGCGTGGTCTGGCGGCTGTACGGGACATATCATTTAGGACATAGTAATGGGCTGGTTTTCGTTTATCCCTGCCAGCGACTATGATACCGGTCTCATCTGAGGTCTTCTTTGAGGTTGCGGCAGGGTCAACACCTACTACTGTGTAAAAGATGTTGTCGGGGGCTTCTTTGAGCCTTGCCTGGTCAATCCACTTCCTCAACCATAGAGCATTGGGGTTATCATCAAGGATTTTACCTTCAATCTCCTGACGACCGAGGCGGGTTTTGCCATAATCCTCCTCAATCTGGCGTAGGAAGTTAGGCGCTAAGTTAGCCCTGTTTTCGTAGGTTGACCCTGTGGTGACATGCACACCCTTACCGCTCTTCGCCACCAGCTTTTTGATGAGCGGGCGGGGTCTTGGGGTTGTGGTTACGATACCCCGGACATCGGAGCCGAGGCGCGCCCCAAACTGGAGCATATCCCATGTATCTTGCATCTTGGGCCATGCCGCTACTTCATCGGCCCACCAAGCATCACACTGAGGGCCTCGTAGGGCGTCAGGTTCGGTAGCATGGAAAAGGATTATGGTCGCGCCGTTGGGAAAAGTGAGCCGACGCTTCGAGGGTTCATACATAGGCATGAACCATGGAGGACAGATAGTGAGGAGGCCAGAGGGGCCTTCAACCATGGTATCACGCGCATCCGACGCCGTATGGGCTACATAGTGAATTCTCTTGTAACGCCCTGATTCCACCCAGAGCCTGATAGTCTCATTCGCCGTTCTAGTCTTACCCCAACCCCTACCAGTCATAATAAGCCAAATATTCCACAGTGTCTCAAATCGGGGGACCTGCTGAGCCTTGCGCCCCTGGATAGACCACCGGTATTTAGCCTCCTCGACCAAACCATTGAGTACACAGCGGTCAGCGGCCACCACGGGATCGCTCTCGAAGGCATTAGCGTTAGGGACGTGGGTAATCATTCCTTCGCCTCCTCAATCTCACCTTCGATAAAGCCGTCCTCGTCCAAGGGCTTCTCAATAGCCCTCTGATCCTCAATATACTTCGTGATTACTTTGATTTCGGCAATCAATTCCCTGTCAGTCATGTTGGCCATGTGTCCTCTATCGCCCCTACCGTCGTGAACGCGGAAATTGGATCTGTCAAACACTGAAGGGCGATGACCTTTAAGGAGTACCTTTAACAAACCCTCTGAGTACTTGGGCTTCTTTGTGGTAGTATGAGTCACATTACCTTCTGGATCAACCTTTTCAACGGTCTCCTCCACCATAAAGCCCATAGCCCTCCGTCTGGCCTCTGTCTCAAGGACATCAGTCGAGGTTTCCTTTGCGGCATCCCATAATATTGCAAATTCGGGGTCCCTCTTCCTCATCTCATACACGTAATTATGCTTTATTCCGGCTATCTCGCAGGACTCGGTAACATTGCCCGTAACAGCCAACGCCTTGAGGAACTTCTCCCTCGTGCGCATACCCTTCCTCCGCCGTTTCGCCCTTCCATCACGAAAGCCATCTACCTGCCCAATGCGCGAAAATAGAGAAACTTGACTCAAACTTCAATTCCTCTCTGTGTATGATCCGACGCACATGTAGCATATCGCACATACCCCCCGTCAACATCTTTTTTCATATAGGGCAATGTTTATACAAAATCTCTTATTGACAACCACTCCACCTTATGCTAAACTTCGTCTGTTGACAGCGCAGAAAACCTCCCCTTTAACCTTTCGCTTAATGTACTTGTACTCATATAAGTACTTGTATAAGAGTGTTATATATATTAAAGAGAGGGGGGTGTGGGGGGAGAGAGGTAGAGGGTGTTGGAATGGTATTTTGATTTTCAAAAATATTATAAAATTTTTTGATAGGTGGATGAATGGGTAGATTGATAAGAGGATAGATAAGTGAATAGGTGGATTGAGAAATGGAAAGCGGTGGTAGAGTATGTGGCTACTTACCATACAGAAAAGGGGCACCCCTATTGAGTTTTCACGGTTAGTTACTACTCTTTTAGTTAGTTACTCCCATTATCCATCAGTATATAAGTATGAGTATAGATATATATAGGTGTACATTTACAAGTACATTAAGCTCCTACAGAGGGGGAGTGTGAGGGGGAGATTGCCAGGTGTCTCGATGGGTAAAGCGTTACCCAAATAGGAATGAGAATAGATTCAAGATGGGTAAGTGGTTACCCAAATAGAATAGAGTCTAGTTGTCAAATGGGTAAGGTGTTACCCGTGGGTGCCCGCGTGTCTAGCCTTCTCGATCTATCCTTCACTCGCTCACTGCTACAGTCGGCCATCTCACCCACTCCCTTAAAGTTAGGCTTTCCAAACATAGTTAATCTCTCCAAATATACTCAGGCATCCCCAACATAGTCAGTCCCCTTGAACAAAGTTAGGCTTCCCTAACATTCACAGGCTAGCCTAACAGTCCATTCCGTGTATGTTACCTGGTTGTCCTATTATTCCCATAAAAGTCCTATTGTAGGTTATCTCACTATTGGCATTAGATACTAATAATCCCACTATCTTGGGCAAGTATTATGCCAGTAGGGTTTATTGGTTTTATTAGAGTTATAACATTGGCTGTTTAGGCTAGCCTTGATTGTAGCGTATGGCTCAAGGGTGTGTATGAGATAGCGCTAAATAGGATATTTTACTCATGGCCAGATAGAGGCTTATAATGGTGTAAAGCCTTTATTTAGAGAAGTCTATAGAGTCAATGCTGTATTGCTTAGTATTGGCATAGGTGTCGCTAATATAGGGGTAAAAGAAGATGGATGTTTTAACAAAAACGGAAGGCCAAAATTGAGAGAAACAAAAGAAAGGCCAAAAAAATGGAACACGATCTAGTCACAGACGACGTAATTGAAATTGTTGAGCCGGTTTGGCAACGCGGTGTGAAGCGACCGATCGGCGAGCGTCATTATGTCGCTAAGATCGAGCGCGAATCTTACGGCGACAAAACCGGCCAACACACGTTTTCGCTTCGCGTGACCGAAGTAATCTCCGGCGAAGGCGTTGAAGTCGGCAAACTGATTCGCCGTATGGGGCGCAACGTTTATCCAAATGCATTTCTGCTGGAGCGCGACGAAGACAAATTCGAGCGGCGCGCAGCGGCCAAACACGACCGCGCGGTTATGTATTCGGCCCGGGCGTTGGCTTGATATGAATTGTAAATAATCGAAAGGAAGTAGAACTATGGACATTCTAACAAAGCAAGAGGCATTGGATTTTTATATTGAAACCGGCTTACCGGTTTGGAACTGTAAGATTTGGGGCTGTTGGGCTTGTTGCGACGAAGAACAATTACCCTCAAAATACAATCCCGATGCAGTTCCATTTAACTGGTATTGTGTTATTCCTTTTATATAGCAAGGGGTCTGAAAAATGAAGAAAAAGGAGTTAGAATAATGAAAAAGAAACTCAAAGACTTGATCGAACTATCAGCTAGTGTCGCCATATACGTTCCATCGACAGTGAACGTTAATGGTGAGGCAAGCATCAATATGATTCAAGAGCAAGTTGATCGAACCCTGGTTCACTTATCCGACACTTATGGCGGAGCAACGGCCATTGAAGGCTTAGGCTGTTGGCAATCGGCCAAAGATGGTTTGGTCAAAGAGCGAGTAACTGTCTGTAAAGCGTATTGTAACACTGAAGCACTAGGCGCTAACATCGAATCCACGATTGCCTTTTGTGAAGGTTTGAGGGTGAAAATGAGCCAAGAAGCAATCGCGCTTGAAGTGAACAATAAACTTCACTTTGTTTGAATCTTGCCATTAAAAGGAGATATTGAGAATGATGTCATTAAGTATAATTAGGGAACTGTCACAAGAAGCGGCCGTTGAGGCGGCAAAGGAAGGTCGAGTTCCGCTTGTATTGGAGCAATCTGACATTGACCACTTCCCAAGTGGGGTTCGTTTCCCTAATCTCGGGGATTATCGGCCAAACGGTTGGGAATTGGTTCGAGAGTTATTTTGTGATAAGTTGGGTTTCGGCGCTCCAAGCGAATCGGCTTTAACACTTGAACAGCTCAAGGGTGAGTTAAAGCCCGGCTTTGGCTACGCTAGCATCGAGGAAAGCCAATTCCAGATTTACTTAGGCGAATTCTCGCAAGAAGTCTAAAGGCGAAGTTATGAGGATCGTTAAAGGTTACGATGTAAACTGGGAGAATGAGTTTATGGATTGCGCGCATTGCGGAGAGCCTATTGAAAGCGCTTACGGTGATAACTTACATAACTATAACAAGGATTAAAAGGGATTATAATCATGTCTAAGAACGAACTACCGGAGAAAGTGGAGTATTCCGCAGCTTTTAAGAAAAGTACTGAAGCGCATAATGCCTATGGGGTGCTTTGTAACGACCCAAAAGCAACCCAGGCCGAGCGCGACGCCGCTGGTGCTATATTCGACGAGACCACCGCAGCGGAAATGGTTACCCTCCACCGATTAGTTGCAGCTGAGGAGCGAGCGGCTGAGGACGAAAGAAGACGCCTTAATCCAACGGGTAAAACGCGCTTCCCAGCCAAACCTTGGAAATGGACAGGACCGCCGTTTTTGGAGGATTAAAAAGGGGAAAAGAGTAATGGAACAGAATATCAATAAAACAATCGCTCATATTGGCCGATTGGGCCTATACTCAAAGAGCGATTATCTCCGGCGAATCGACCGGCGAATTGGGCGAAATACACGGCAAATAAGCGGCGAAAATCATAAAGAAAAGAGGGGTTGAACAGTGGCAACGGAACAAGATTTATTAAACCTTGCAAAGAAGCGCGGTCTCGAACATTGTGGGATTGAATATATGTCAGCGCAAGGTGATAATAATATTGCTTATCTCAATAGGGCGAAACCTTGAAGAAGGGATTAAAGAGTTATGGAGGGGGGGGGGGGGCGAATAAGCGACGAAAGTCAAAAAGGAAAGGGCGAGATTATGGAAAAGTCGAAACGAGTGGAGATTTTACGGGGCGCGAGGCAAAAACTTCATCCCAAGTTGGTGGGGAGCGGCGATGTGACTATTACTTTCACCCGAGGCGAGGCGGCACAAATCCGAAGCGCTATCTGTGGTCAGATGGTCAAACTTGATCCCGATGCTTTTCAAGTCACGCTTGAAGGTTGGCAAGTTGGCGATACGGTAGTTTTACGTGTTTGACTCCACTTAAAGGGCGCTAAAGGTAAGTGCCCTTTAGGGGAAGTCAAAACTTAAGGGAGATTGCATTATGCAAATCATTATTGACGCTCGACCGTTTCGGAAGGCGCAACTTTGCGTCCCGAAGTGGGACCCACGCCAAGTTCTCAAGGGGGTCCACTTAACACCAGGCGGCGAGATTATGGCGACTGACGGAAAGGTTCTTTACCTCAACAGGGACAAAGGCCGCGC